ACAACAGATGGTGGTGACTTTGTTGTCAGAAACAACGGTGAAATTGTTCAGGTTGGTCACATAATTCCAACAGGGGCTTTGAGAATGATTTACAATGAAGCTGAATTGTTCAGAAACTGTCGTGACATTGGTGGTTGGAATTGTGATGGTGGAACTATTAAATACGGGCTGTTGTTCAGGGGTAATGAACCATATGGAAAAATCACAGACAATGACAAGGCTATGTGGAACAATCTGATCAAGTTGAAGAAAGAAATCAACTTGCAGTCAGCTGAAGAAATTGGTGACAGAACAGAAAGCGGCTTTGGTGCTTCTGTTGATATGTTCTGCATTGATATGACTTATGGAACACTTGAATATTGGAAGACAAGCGGAAAAACAAAAAAGGTATTTGATGAAATGTTTGATTATGCTATTGCAGGAAAACCAACTTTTTACCATTGCATGGCAGGGGCAGACAGAACTGGATATATTACTTTGTTAATAGATGCAATTCTTGGTGTTTCACAAAGTGATATTGATAAAGAATATGAACTGACTTGTTTTTCAACAGGTGCAGACACAGACGATAGTGCAAGAAGAAGAAATGAAACTGACTGGACAAGCAGAATTGAATATATCAATACTTTCAGCGGTGACACTTTCAGGGATAAAGCGGTCAATTATCTTCTTCAATGTGGGATTTCTATTGATAAAATCAACGCTTTCCGTAGGGCTATGATTAAAGGTTCGCCTAGCACATTAACAGCGGATATTGACACATTTACGGTGACAAAATCACTTGATGATTCAACCATAGACAATGATTCCAGTACAGTTTATGAATACCATCCTTTTGATGCTGAAATAACACCAAATGGTGGTTATTTGATTAACAGCATCACAGTCACAATGGGCGGTGTGGATATTACTGATAAAGTAGTAAATGGAACATTTGTACCATACGGAAATTTAGATGTTACTGAAAATGGTGAATATGATGTTGAACATTATTCAAGCGTAAACGTAAATGTTGAAAGTGGTGGTGAAACTGTCACTAGACACACAATCACACAAACTTTGAACGGTGTAACTTCCAACAATACGCAATCTGAAATCATAGACGGTCAAAGTTATGGTGCTGTTATATCAGCAAATGATGATTTTGGAATCGGTTCTATAACAGTGACAATGGGCGGTGTGGAAGTCCCAACAAGTAATTTGATTTATGTGGAGGAGGAATAAAAATGGCATATTCAAAAGTTGGAATTTCAATTCCTAATGTTACTGGCAACATTGAAATTGCAGTAACAACAATTGAAAAAGCGGTAACAAACTTATTTGATGCAAGCAAAGCAACTTTAAATACACGTTTTACTTCATCTTCAACAGCAACACAAAATGGTGTGTTTATAACAGATTATATTGATGCAGTTGCTGGTGACGTGTTTTATGTTAAACCTGCATTTGCGTATAATTCATCATATCCATATGATAAAGTAAATTGCTATAATTCTGATAGTGATACGAAAATTGGTGCGAAAGTGCTTGCAGATGCAGAAGCAACTAACAATATTAAATTCACTGTTGAAAATGGCATTGGACATTTTACAGTGCCAGATGTTAGTGGTACAACAAGAATTAAAATTGCTTTACGACATAACGAAGATTTCACAGCAATCACAGCTGATGATTTAGCTGATGTTGTTATCACTAAGAACGAACCAATTAGCTAGTTAGAAAGGAAGTTATGACCATGCCAAGAAATTGTAATGAATGCGAACATCACAATAATTGTAACAGCTATTATGGCGGTTTAGGATGCAAACACAAGGAAGCAATTGAAGCAGAAGGAAGAAAGTAGAAAGGCGGTGATCCTTTCAATCTTCCAGCTATGGGTTAAATAGCAAGCTATGAATATAAAGCATCATCCTTCAGTGGGTGGTGCTTTTTATATTGACCGAAGCATGAAGTCATATAAAAGCACTGCACAATTTCACCTGATTCAAGTGATATAAACTGAATCTTGTCACACTGGTGAAACCAGATATAAAAACACAGACAAAGAAAGGGAAACTGTATGGATTTTTTAAAAGCAATTTTTGGGGAAAAGCCTTTGACATTTGAAGAATTGGTTCAGGCTATCAATGCCCACAACGGAAATGAAGCAAACAAAGACAATCAGATCAAGGTTGGAAATCTTGGTGGTGGTGAATATGTCAGCAAAGCAAAACATGATGCACTTCAGGCTTTGCTGGATGGGAAAACCACAGAACTTGACACTGCAAACACGCTGATTGCTGATCTGAAAAAAGGCACAAAGGGCAATGAAGAACTTCAGGGGAAAGTGACAGCATATGAAACACAGGTTTCACAGCTTCAGGAACAGTTGAAACAGACACAGATTGATTCTGAATTAAAGGTTGCAATGCTTGCAGCTGGTGCGAAATCAGATGACATTGATTATTTGATTTACAAACTGAACAGCAAGGGTGAAAAGCTGGAACTTGGTGATGATGGTCACATCAAAGGTGTTGATGAAATGATCGCAGGTCTGAAGACACAGCATCCAAATCAGTTTGATTCCAAGAAAGCACCAAAGGTTGATCCAAACAGATTGCCTGATCCAAACAATAATGACAAAGGATTGACAAAAGAAGAATTCAACAAAATGGGCTACAAATCCAGAGTTGAATTGAAAGCAAACAATCCAGAACTTTATGACACAATGATGAAAGGGTAATGAATTATGGCAGATTTAACAAAAACAACTACTTTAGTAAATGGTGATGTATTTGATCCAGAGGTTGTCAGTGACATGATCAATGCAAAAGTTGAAAAGAAAGCAGTCATGACAGGTTATATCAAAGTGGATAACACACTTGAAGGAAATGCTGGTTCAACTGTAACAATTCCAAGATGGGGATATATTGGTGCAGCTGAAGATTATGCTGAAGGTGATCCAATCGACACAACAAAGATGGCTTTCACAACAGCTGAATATGGCATCAAGAAAATTGGTAAAGGTGTCAGACTTACAGATGAAGCACAGCTTTCTGGATATGGCAACCCAATGGGAACAGCAACAAATCAGATTGCATTGTCTATCAGTGAAAAACTTGATAATGACAGGGTTGAAGTCCTTTATGAATCAAAAAATGTTTATGATGGTTCAGCATCAGTGATTTCATATGCGAACATTGTAAACGGTGTTGATATGTTTGCAGAAGAAGAAGAAAGCAACAAAGTCATCTTAATCCACAGCAAGCAGAAAACACAGCTTAGACTTGATTCTGACTTCTTGTCAGCTGACAAATATCAGGCTGGTGTTCTTGCATCTGGTGCAATCGGTAGAATTGCAGGATGTGATGTTGTTGTATCAAACAAGGTAAAATGTGAAGACGGTGTTTATTACAACCCAATCATTAAGTTAAACAATGACAGTGAAACAGAAGATGATCTTCCAGCAATCACATATTTCATGAAGCGTGGAAATCTTGTTGAACATCAGCGTGAAGCAGGTGTTGCTGACAATATCATTTGCACTGCTCATGGTATGCCTGCACTCACAAATGAAGCAAAAGTTGTCATCTTAAAATGTGCAGAAGTAGCAACAGTTTAGTGGGGTGTAATTCGTGAAGGTTAAAGTTTTAATGAAATTCAAAGACAAAGAAACTGGTAAGCTGAACGAACCAAACACAATCATTGAAGTGACTGAAGCACGTTTGAAAGAAATTCAGGCAGCAGGAAAATATGTTGAAGTGGTGAAAAACACCACAAAGACAAGGAAAAAAGCAGAATAAGAAAGGAGGGATTCCCTTATGATTATTTCTGTTGAAGAAATTAAGAAGCTGATTGATTTCAAAGACTGGTCAGATGCAAAGATTGAAAGAAAACTGAATGCAATTGAACAGACCATCAGATCATACACCAACAACAACTTCCAAAAAAGAACACACAGAAAGACTGCTGACATTGTTGGCGGTCTTCTTGTGTTTAAAGAGAATGATTTCTTTAAAATTGATGACACTGTTCAGATCACTGAATCAATGTATAGCAATGGAATTTATACAGTGATAGAAGCATCAGGCGAATCCATTGGAATTGACAAAGACATCCTTGATGAAGAAGGTGTGCTTGTCACAAAAGTGGAATATCCTGCTGATGTGATTGATTGCTGCATCAATTTGATGGAATGGGAAATCAATAATCGTTCAAAGGTTGGAATCCAATTTGAAACACTGTCAAGACATTCAGTGACATACTTCAATCAGGATGCTGGTAATCAAGTCATGGGCTATCCTGCAAGCCTTTTGGGATGTCTGAAGGCATATAGAAAGGTTAGGTGCTAACATGGCTAATATTGGCGGCAATATCAATGGAATTGTACAGATAAAGACATCAGGCGGCAAAAATGCAATTGGTGAACCTGTTGCTGAATGGGTGAACATGACCAACCTTTTTGGCTGGCTTGGTCTTCAGAATGGTGACAGCAAATATCAGAATTTCAATGCAAAGATTGAAGAATCAACACATGTGTTTTTGTCAGACTATGATGCAGGTGTTTATTCATTGGCTGGTAAAGACACAAGAATGATCATCAAGGGCTTTGTGTATGATGTATTGCTGATTGACAATCCTGATGAAATGGATGAACAGCTGGAAATCTACTTGCGAAAAGTAGGTGCTTGGAATGGCTAATGATGTGATCTTTGAAGACTATACAATCAATGTGCAATCTGCTATTGATGACAAAGTTGATGCTGTTCTGGAAGAAGTTGCAGGTGAACTTGAATCAGCTGTGAAAAGAAACACAAGGGTTGACACAGGAAAGACCAAAAGCAGCTTCAGACACAGGGTGACAGGATCATTCATTGCAGGACAGTATGAAGCAATCATTGGATCAAGTGATCAGAATGCAATATGGGAAGAATTTGGAACAGGTGAACATGCGCTTCAGGGCAATGGTCGCAAAGGCGGTTGGGCTTATGAAGATGAAACAGGTGTATGGCATTTCACACATGGGAAAAAGCCTTCAAGGGCATTCTGGAAGGCATACACAAGCCTGAAATCAAAGATCATTCAACGTATTCAGGAAGCATTGAAAGGACTGTAAAATGGACAAATTAAAATTCATCAATGAACAGATGGACATTCTTTCAGTTCCTTATGAATTCGGTGAATGGACATCTGAAATAAAATATCCTTATTTTGTGGGTGAACTTCCAACACCTGATGAATTCACCACAGAAGACGGAAAAAGAGAAACAACAATGTTTCTTTTGGGCTTCCACAGGGGGAACTATCTTGACCTTGAAACGGTAAAAGAAAAAATTGAAAAGCACTTTGATCCTATCAATGGATTAAGGGCAAAGACAGACAGCGGATCAATCGCAGTCTTTTTTGATGGTGCTTTTTATATTCCAACAGGGGAAGCGGATTTGAAAAAGATACAAATAAACCTAAAGATCAAAGTATGGAAAGGGGTTTAAGGAATTATGGCATTAGCAAAACATGGAATCACAAAAGACACACCTTCAAATATTCCTTTGGGTGCAGGTACATGGTTCAAAGGACTGAAATATGAAGCAGGCACAGGATGGAATGGAACTGTTCTTGGTGCAACTTCTGGTGGTTCATCTATCAAATTAGCACCTGAAGTCAAAGACATTGAAATTGATGGTGCTTTAGCACTTGCAATGGGTCTTGCAGTTATGCAGGGCGGCACAGGTGAAGCTGAAGTAAACTTTGCAGAAATCAATGCTGACATCCTGAAGATGACAACACTTGGTGAAATCCTTGATGCAGAATCTGAAGGATATGTTGAAGGATTCGATTGCATCCAGACAAAGAATGCAATTGTTGCAGGTGATTATGTTGAAAACCTTGGATTTGTTGGTTATACAGCAGATCAGTCAAAACAGATCATCATCATCATGGATTATGCGCTTTGCAAGTCAGGCTTCCAGCTTGATCCAAAGAACAAGGAAAATTCAGTGATCAAAGCAACATTCACAGCTTATGGAGATATTGACACTGATCTGGACAGAGTTCCAATTAGAATCTATTATCCAAAAGCTGCAACTGTGTAAGGGGGCTAAACTATGAAAAAAATCAAAGTTAAGGTCATCAAAGAATTCACTGACAGATACACAGGGAAACAGCACAAAACTGGTGAAACAATGGAAATCACAGATGCTAGATACAGAGAAATCAAGCGTTCTGGAAACTATGTTGAAGTTGTGAAACCAGCTGCTGAAGTTAAAAAAGAAAGTAAATAGAAAAGGAGATTTGAACAATGTCAGAAACAACTATGATGGAAACAAAAATTGAAGATCAGGAAATGAAAACAGAAGAAGCAACTGAAATGGAAGTCAAAAAACCATACACATTCAGACAGCTGAAATCAAAAGATGTTTTCCTGATGTCAAAAATCATTGGAAAGATTGGTGTGAATGAATTCACTGCTTGCTTTGAAAAGGATGGGATCAAGAAAATGATTGCATCATTCACAGGTGAAAGTGCAGAAGATGTTGATTTCACATCAGTTGTTGGAATCACAGTGATTTTAGAAATTGCAAATGTGATCCTTGGAAATCTTCCAAAATGTGAAAATGAAATCTATCAGATGCTTTCAAGCGTGTCAGGAATGGCAGTGAAAGAAGTGGAAGATTTAGACATGACAATCTTCATGGAAATGATCATTGACTTCATCAAGAAAGAAGAATTCAAGGATTTTATCAAGGTTGTTTCAAAATTGTTCAAATAGGTGACTTTCAATTCATGGATCAGGTATCAAAACGATATTCTGATCCATGTTTTTTTATGGATGGAATGATCCAGACATGCAGATTTGCTGAATTTGTTTCTGAATTCATTCAAACGATCAACCAAGAAAGGGAAGATCAGCTTGATTGGGAATTTTTCTTGCACAAAGTGTGGGAAGGCACATATCAGGAATTCAAGAATGACATCAAAGCAAACAAGGAAAATCAGAGCATGTCAAAAAGGACAATTGAAACAACCGTAAAAGATTCTATGGACATTCTGAAAAACTTCAATCCAAACACAGGGGGTGAAGTTATAGATGGAACTGTTTAAATTGCTTGGAAAGATTGCAATTGACAATTCAGAAGCAAACAGTGATCTTGCTGAAACATCATCAAAGGCAAAGGAAACTGCAAATGATATTGGGAAAAGCAATCAATCCACGCAAAGTTCAAACAAACAAACTGGATCATCATTTTCCAGTTTGAAAGCAAAAGTAAATGAATATAAAGCACAGGGGATGTCCACCAGTCAGGCATGGCGCAAAGCATCACAAGACATGAAATCCAGCACTGAAGGCGCAGGAAACAGCATGGTTGGAAGCTTTGCAAAGATCGGTGCAGCAATTGGAACATTCCTTGCTGTTGATAAAATAAAAGATTTTGGTCTTGGATGTGTTCAGGCAGCAGCAGATGCAAGTGCAATGGAATCACAGTTTTCACAGGTGTTTGGAGATTTGGAAGGCAAAGCAAGCAAAAGCCTTTCAGGGATCGCAAATGAAGCTGGTATTTCTGAAAACAGAATGAAGGGAAGCTTCACAAAGATTGCAGCATTTGCG